AAAAGAAAGTACCTTGCCTAAAACAGGTAGAGTGTATTTGAAAACATTTTCTTTTGCTTTCTCTATATCTGAATGTAATTCTTTATTGTTGATAAGAGAAAGATCTATAGACTGTTTTTCTCCAGCGTATTCAAATTCATAATCTTTTCCGTATCCTAAAATACGTGCTGCCATTAGTAATGCATTTTTATCACCGATCAAAAGAGTATTATACTCTATTGTCTTATCTACAATTAATGCTTGAAGTAGCTTATCAATAACTATACCTTTTTGAATATAATTCTGATTTGTTAAAATATCTTCTTCTTTAGCAGTCATATATTTCATTTCTATACTGCCTTTGCTAAGAGGAGAATCCGGGGGGTAAAGTTTTCCTTTTGAAGGCAAGTCGACTACCTCGCTAGGAAATTTGTGTGTTTGTTCCATAAATTTTATTAGTTATAACTAGTTCTATATATAAATATACGAAGAATACTTTTTTAAAACAACAAAAGCCCGAAATTAATCGAGCTTTTATTTATATGTTGGCTAATATTAGTAATTCAATACGCAATAATCCATTGCTATAGTCATAGATAACTCTACTGCATCAGGTGCTGACCAGTCAAAATCACCTTGTGACATTGTTTTGATAAATGCACCTTTTATAATCCATTCAGATACTACATCTCCTACTGGACCTAAAACGTTAAGAGTTAAATCTTTTTTATAAAAATCAGAATAACCTGCTCTTCCTGTTACAGATTCGTAAGAAAGACGAGCCCATTCCATTACTGCTTGAGCTCCGGAAGGTGTGATCGGATCATATAAAGTCATATCCATATCGTTCCATACTCTTTTTCCTCTAATCTTACGATAGGAGTTGATATGATCAAGAACTACTTCTCCATCTTCAAATGAAGGAGCTGATACTGTTTTTACCATGAATGATGGAATGTTATCCATATACATGATAAATCTATTCTGTACCTTCGGTTCGAAGGCTCTAAACATAATTTCGTTTGGATCTAATACTGCCATTTTATTTATTGTTTATTATAAATATGTTTATTTTAAATTATCCTGCAAAAGTTGCTCCAGTTGGTTCAATTGTGAAATCAAGTACTACAAATTCAGCTGTTTTTGCTGGTTGAATAAATATTTGACCTATTAATTGATTTCTGTCTACTACGTCTGCAGTATTGTTAGAGTCGTCCATTACTACTCTGTAAGCGAAAAGACCTTGTCTCTGTACTACTGATTCTAAGTAAGGATTAACTGCTGCTAAGAATCTATTTCTTGTTGTTATTGTATTTTGTTCGAATACTAAAGTTCTAGCTTGATCGCCGATGAATTTTTTCAACTCAATTAACAATCTTCTTACATTTACTCTATCTAAAGCTGATGCTTTTGTTTGTAATGTTTTCTGACCAAATACTGAAATTCCTTGACCTGGGAAAGAAGCTATTGGATTTACTTTTCCATTATATAAAGAATCTCTTTGAGTTCTTGTTAATCTTCTTTCTGCTTGAATTACTCCTGTAATTCCTCCTCTTACTAGTCCTGCTGGTGCGAACCATGGTGCAGAGCTATTATCTGTAAAAGCATATACTCCTGGTATTACAACTGATGCTGGAATCCATTCGTTTCTACCTGTAGTAGATTGAGTTTGTAACCAAGGCCAGTAAGAAGCAGCATAAGAACTATTAAGTAATCCTGCTTGTGTAGTAGCATTAGTTACTGTGTCTCCATAGTTTACTAAATCTACTATAGCTATACTATCACCTCTGGTCTCTGCTACAGAAATTATACTATCTAATTGTGTCTTGTGATTAGAAAATTCATAAATTAAACCTGGTGCAGAGATAACGTTAAATACATACTCTTCTTTATTTTCTAATACTGATATAATAGGAGCATATGAAGTTGGGAAATCAGTTATTCCTTGGGATACTGTATTTGAAATATCTCCAAAATACCCATTAAGGCCAGAATGAACATTTGTTCCTGTAGCACCGTGGAATGATCCTGATTGTAGTATTGGTAAAGAAGCAGAATATGATGCCCCTGTACTGTCTGTTTCAACTGTAAGTCCGTCTGTACCTAAATAGTTTAATGTTTTTGCTGATACTGATGATACTCTAATAAAGTTAGATTTATTTACATACTCTCCAGTTACTTGTACGTATCTGCTTCCGTCTCCATCTGTTGTAATACCTTTGACTTGTGTTCCTATTACAGATTCTATGTAATTTGTAGAATTTGGATCTAAACTTACATCATTAAAAGTTTCTAGTGTAATTTTATTTTTTAAACTATCATCTCCTTGTCTTACACTTAAAGTAAAAGTACCTTGTGCATTACTAATATTAGAAACTTCCCATCTTAAATTATCAGCAGATCCAGACATTAGTGAGCTATCACTATTTTGCTTACCTGCATCTGTTGCTGCGGTTGAGTTATTGTAAATTTCACCTCTTCCTAATGTTTCAAGTACAAAAGGTATATCACTTACGATATCATCTGCGTTTAGTACGATTGATGCTTGTGTTGAATTTTGTACGTTATCGGCAGCTAAAGTTAAAATTAGAGTACCTACTGTTCCATCAAATCCAGCTGCTATTAATGTTGCTTGTGGTATTGTTATGACGTTGCTAGTTACATAGTTTGTACCGATATTTTTTACTACTGCTGCTGATACATTACCTGCTCCATCACCTGTTAATGTAATTGTACCGCCGAAACCTGTCTGTTGAGTACCTCCTGAACCTGGTAAAGGTAGTATTACATCAAAAGGTCCTGTTGTAGTACCAATTGCTGTTTTTGCAGCTCCGGATAGGTCTCCTAAAATATCTTGTGCTGTTATTAACTGTCCTGTACCTAAAGCTCCTGCTGCAATTGTCAGTGTATCATTTATTAGATATCCTGTACCTGGTGTAGTTACTGTGATGCCTGTAATTGTTGGTGCTGTTGTTCCAGTTACTACA